ACCCAGGTGAGTCCTGATATATCAAACTGCAAAACCGCGTCGTTCAGAACATAAGATCCGATGTTTGCGTTTATGTAGTCTATACCGTATCGCTGTAATCTCGACGTTGTTTGTGCAGCTCCGGTCCCCCGTCCAACAGAAACAAAACTTGGCCCGATGGATGCATTATCTCCATCCGATGAATCCGTTGTTTTAAACACAGAGTCTTCAAGGTCACATGACCCGTCTAAAATGTCACTCAAGGGCACCCCGGCATTGAGGTAATTGATAATATCGTTAATTGTATTATCCCGGGTGTTCATCCGCTCATTTTCGTACTCACACGCGGGCTGTTCCCCGACAACCCACCCTTGATCTATTTTTGCATTCGATGGCGCGGTGAGATTTCCCGCATTAGCCCATGCTCTTAAAAGTGTTATTCCTGCACCCATTTTGTTAGCTCCAATTCGTAATCAGCACAGACACCCCCGGGA